CTTCCGATCTTACAGTCATGTAGATCTTTTCTACACTATCAACCGGCTGGATTGCTGCATTTACAACGACTGCATCAACATCCGTTCCTGCAGATACCTGGATATCATCCGCTTCAAAATTCTGGATGCCGCCATTGGCCTGCATCTCATTCAGATAGCCAACGATCCAGCCTTTCAACAGATTTCTGCCGTCCTCGTTGTTATTGATTTTTCCAATGTAATACAGGGAAAACTGCTTATACACGTCATTGCAGAACTGGTTTAAAACACGCATCACACGGTTCTTGGAAAAGTATTTCTGCTTATCCACAGTAATGCTGGTAAAAGTGTTGATATCTGTGCATACCTTAACGGTATCAAAAGAGTCAATGAACACGATCTTGCCTGCTTTAATAGCTGTCTCGATCTCCGCATCGGAAAGCTTTGGTGCTGCACTGACTGCCCCCAGATACCTGGAATAAGTAAGAGACTGGTTATAAGAGGCACCTGCTTCTGCACCGCCTAACCACCAGGTTGCCTGCTGTGTGCTGAGAACAGTCCCGTCAGACAGCTTTACTCCATTCCCGCAGGAAATGACCCACTCACTGTCGCAGCTTTCCGCTCCTGCCATAACTGCCTGGCATTTATGACCTACCTTTTCGGAAATACGTTTCACAAAAGAAGCATAGGCCTGTACAACGGTCTGCTCCGTACCGTCATAAACCACGATATCAAAATCATACTTTTCCAGCTGGGAAAGAAATTCAGCATGATCCGCGTTTGTGATCGTTGGATCTTTTCCGCCTGTAAGCGCTGTTCCTACCGTTGCTGTAACATCCTCTGCACTGCTGGAGAATGTTACCCAGTTATTGGCTGACAGTTCCGATGCCTTCGATACCACCTGTTCATCTCTGACTTTTCCGTCCACTACCGTAGAAACGGCATAGGTTCCTTCCGTATCCGGCTCTTCCTGGATAACAACCGTGATATCATTTCCACGGACTCCTTCATAAAGAGCTGTTGCTGTCACCGTTCCCACAGTTGCTGCAGCTTTTGCACCACCTGTTCCCTTGAGCCTGTATAACAGGATCTTGATCGGCCCCGGTGTTGTATCGCTTCCTTTCATCATCTCCTGAAGGAATAATGCCTTTTCATGCATTGCATCATAACCGATATAAGGCATTAACTCCTCTCCGGGAATGATTGTCTGCATTTTACCGCCAGGTCCCCAGGAAAGGGCTTCTGCAATTGCAACGGTCCCTTTCTCTCCAATCTGTGCCGCAAGGTTCCCTTTCGACTTTGTATTGATATAAACACCTGGCTGGACTTTATTCTGGCCTGTCCATGTTCCACCTGCCATATCATCTGCCTCCTTTCAATGCTTTTTCCAAAGCTTTAATCGCTCCGGAAATAGTGTATTCCGACTCTGTCAGGATCACCTTTGCAAAATCAGGCTGGTATCCTGACAAATGCCTGCTTTTTAAAAGCTTCTCTGTACTATACTTCTTCTCAGACATTTTACCTGTCTTCTTTGATTCCAATGTCATTTTCCTCCATATCAGACATGAGATTTTCTTCCACCTGCAGCGCCACTCTCTGACGTATATGAAACTGGTAATGCAGCTCTTCATCTTCAATGTTCCACTGCCGTTCACTGGTAGGAAGAAGTGTGCGAAGATTACTATTATCTGCATACCAGAATGTATCCAGGGTCAGATCTAAGAACTCTGCAATCTCCTGGATCTTCTGGTTTCCATTTACAAGGTTCCTCTGCTGCACAAATACAATATCCACTCCCAGATCACGGTAGTAGCGGTTTCCTGCATGCTCTTCTGTAGTCGAAGGCATAAAGAAAATAAAAAAGCAAGGGAATTTCGTCCCCTGCTGGTTTGGGCTGTCATAAACAGGATAATCCGGGTATTGCTTCGTGAGCAATGCTGCCAGACTGTTTATCACATTCTGTAATGAAAAGATCATCTAAATGCCTCCTTTACCCGTTTATCCAGTTCTGTTCTGACCACTGATCTGTACTTTTTGATTGCAGCTTCTTTCATGTACTTGCCTTTCACGTAAGATGTCTTTGTACCTACAACTAAGCCACCAGACCCATCCGGGCTGCGTTCCAGGAGATTACCATTGATGATAAGTCCAGGAACAAAGTGTTTATCCACCCTGTGTCCGTCATTTACATAAGAAGCATACTGCATATTGTTATTAAGCTCTGTCTTTACACTTCCACCCATTACAACCGGCTTCGTTATGCTGTCTGTTCCCCAGTGCTGCGCCATTTGACCGCTGCGCATATTAGTGCCTGCCAAAGTACCATCATTAGGCGGTGTCTTCTCAGTTGCGATACGTACTGCCTCAATCGTGGCACCTTCCGCTACCTCTGCCAGGATCTTAGGCATATCCTGACCGGCCCGCCTTAACTCATCCAAACGCTTTCGTATCTGACTTCCAAAGCTTGACATGCCGGCATCACTCCTTTAAATCAATGATGTTATCCCTAAGAAGTGTTACTTCCTTATGTTCCAGGCCGGTAAGCGCTCCGCCAACCGGATCATAATATGACTGGGGAGGACCGGCGAAATAACGCTCTGAACGATCATTTCTGCCGATGTTTCCACCCCGGATCACCTGCAGTTCATCTCCCGCCTGTATATCCACTTTCAGGTCACAGGAAAGCTTATCTTCCCCGCGTGTCCTGGCAGCGTTATCTGTCATATTCGGGCTTCCTGTTCCGGTATGGTATACACGGCATGGAATTTCAGAACCAACTTTCTTTCGCTCTTGTCTTGTAATGCTTCCGTCTTTTACTGCAATAACACGGTACACGTCCATTGTATCTGTATACCAGTCAGCAAATAATGGATTATCAAATAACATACATACCCCCCATTCCAACCTGACGGGCCAGTGTGGCAAGCTGCTGTCCATACTGTGTAGCGTTCCAGCTGCCCCACTTTTCCGTTCCAATCGTTACCGCCGAATTATCATAGCTGACCGTTGTATCACCCATTGTGGCCGACTTGATAACGCCTGCAGGCTGCGCTTTGGCAGCTGCCTGGGATGGACCGGAAGATCCCTGGGAATATGTTTTTAAATACATAGCTGCAAAATGGGCCAGATAAAGCCCGGCGGCATATCGCCACATACTTCCCCATCGGGAAGGAAGTACGCTGTCATTTACCTGATCCAGGAACATATTTAAAATTCCAGCCGGAAGAAGATTCTGAACCTCTGGTTCTTCCCCTTCTTCTGTAATCACATTCCTGGTAAACTGTGGAAAATCTTCCTGAAACATTGCTTCCGTATAAGATCCCCGTTCACCCGTCTGAGGAACATTGGCTGCAAGTGCTTTTGCTGCCTGGAATTTTCCTGCCATTGGATTTGTACTGCCATAAGGCCACATGCTCATCACTCTTTTCTGGTACGCTTTGCAGGTTTCTCTGCATCCGGACGGATATCATTTTCCGCAGCCAACTCTTCTGCAGTTTCATCCGCCTCAATAAGCTCTTTGTCCTTCTTGCCTTCCGGTACGGCAATGTTACCGCCCTCTATTGCTCTCTGGACCAGATCACTCTCTGCCACGTCCTGTGGGATCTCCCCGATAAAATCTTTAGGGATCAGGTAGGCAGAATCATCTGCCCGCCTTACCATGTAGTTTCTCTTTGATACAATAAACATGCTCTTCCTCCTTAAATACCGTCCACATAGATCATGGTCTGATCATAAAATACTTCTACTTCAGACAGGTTTCCTGCATATGCAGTATCATAGCAAAAATCCTGTGTATTGGAACTTGTCATGGCTCTTGTAAGAGGGGCAAGCTCATCCACAGCAACATAACGTTCCTTATTGCAGTAAACTACCATACGGTCTGCACTGGAATCACCGGCACCTTTGCACCATTTGGTTGCAGCGATTACCAGGCCTGATCCATTATGCCTGGCAACATTGTTTTCCAGAAGGAAGGTCAGGATCGTCTTTTCTGCAAGTTCTGTTACTTTGGTAGTAGCCAGGTAATTATACTGTTCATACGGCATGATGATATGGTTTGGAATTGCATCCAGATCATTTTCAGCCTGAGACCATGCAATAAGGATAGCATCATTGATATCCTTTAAGATCTGATCTGGTGTCTTATCCTTAAATTTAGTACTGGCCACTGTAGCGCCGTTAGAAGCTGCATTGGTAATCGTCACATCTGGATTATTAACAAGACCGGTAGTTCCATATCTTGAAAAGCCAACATAAGCATTTTCATCCAGATGCTTATCATAAGCCATACGCAGACCGTCACGGAGCAGGCTGTCCATATTACGGCCAGTCATGTTTCCTCTCTGCATGTCGATCCACATAACACGGGTTCCTGCAGCTACCATGTGGGCTTTATACAGACCTTTGGAAAAATCTGCCTGGACCATAGGGATGCCATTAGCGCCGCCGGAATGCATCAATCCGTCACCAGAACCACCGGTAACTCCGTAACCCACCTGCATAGCAGATACAAATTCATCCCAACCACCGCCTACACGGATTGGGAGATCTCTGGCATAAGTAAAGCTTGTAAGGGGAGTACGGATCATGGTATCACGCTTTTCAAGCTCAGATGTTAAAAATGCCTGTCCGGAAGCAATACCGGCTGCATCCATAGCATATGTTGCTGCTTTTCCTGCCCCAGCAGATCCACTTACAGATCTTCCTAAATCAAATGTTCCCATATTCTTATAAGACATATATTTATCCCTCCTATGCATTTAAAATGGTCAGGATACGCATTTCTGCCACTCCATTGGCATCTGCGCTGCCCTTCCACTGTGCGTTAGTTAATTCCACATTCTTTCCGGTGTCCTCTGCTGCTTCAAAACCACCAACTGCAGCATTCGGATAGGATTCATTCTTAACAGTTCTTACATAAACCTTTCCGCCCGCAACCGGTGTACCATTCTGGCAGATTACATTAACGCAGCCACGCTTCAGGACTGGGACTGCATCTCCTGTCCGATAACTTCCTACGTTCTGGTTCATATAATCAAATGCTGATTTTACTTCACGGACTGCCACACCAACAAACTTTGCTGCAGTAGAAGCAGCTTCCCATGCTTTTACTGCACCAGCTGTTCCTAAAACTACCGGAGCGCCAAAAGCGATCCCTGCTTCACATGGATGTGTATCCACAATCATATCTGCCTGTCTGGAATAGCTGCCTGCATATCCATGAGGCATTGTCTTACCAATTACCTGTCCTTTCATTACTGATTCTCCTTTCTCTTGTGAGGGTTTCTGGCATCATAAGCAGCCTGGCACTGCTCAACGGTCATTACTGGGTTGACATCTGCTGCTTTCTTAGCATTTGCTCTGGAAGCTTTTAAGATCGCATCAATGTCATTGGCAATATCTTTTGCAGTCACTGCCTTGATCAGGGCATCAGAAACAGCCTTTCTCTGAGCTGCATCCTGGATAGCCGCAACAGTTGGACGCATTGCCTTTAAGATGCTTGCAGCAACCGCCTTATCCATACCTTCAGATGATGTATCATCCATTTCCTCTGCCGGAACTACCTTGGCCTCTTCCTGTTTTTCATCCTCTTCCAGATCTTCGTCCTTGGTCCCTTCTAAAGCCTTAATAGCTTCATCCATAGGATCCTTTTCTTCGTTTTTCTCTGTCATAGTCTTTTCATCCATAGCCTTTAAAATCTTATCGACCTTCTGATCCAGGGATACATAAAAGGCTGCATCAAGCACTGGCTTTGCCTCTTCGGCGCTCTGCTGACCGGCTTCTGGCTGTTTGGTGCCGCCTTCTGGTTCGTGAATTCCCTCATCCAGCGCAGCTGCAGCATCCATAGCCAGCTGCTCGATTTCTTCGGCACTCTTGTCTTTCACTGCCTGACCGAAGATCTTAAATAAAAATCCCTTTTTCATTACTTTCCTTTCCGGCTTTTTCGCCTCTTCTTTTTTATCTGAATCTAAAATAGCAGCCCGCTTCCCGGCTCTTCCCCGGTCCACTACCGCTACATGATTCCCTCTGATATTTTTCTGGCTGTATGTGCCATCCTCATTCTTTGCATAGTCACATTCATATCCGCAGCTGATCTCCCGCTTTCCATTCTGGATCGCATCAATCAGGTCTCTGTCGTGGATATGAAGGTCCGCGATCATGAAGTCCTTCCATTCGCCGGTTCCCCGACGGATGTTCTGCGCATGTCCCATCTCGTATGTCTTCACATCATCCGGACCGATCAGTCCCGGCGGATGATCGTTTGTCACAGGCTTGCCCTCAAAAGATGCAAGAGCCGCCTCAGAGAACACTTCATCCGGCGAACGGATGACGGCGATGATCCGGCCGGAATCCCCACCAGAGAGCCCCAGCTCACTTCCGAGATAGTCCTGCGATCCGGTGCGGGCGATCGGCACATTTTTGCAAATCAAAAAGCCCTCGCCAGTCTCGAGCTGGTTTGGGCTTATCGTGTATCCGTAATACGCAAGCATCTATTTCCACCTTTCTGTCTTGTCGCACCTCGCGCAGCGTTTCACATATCCACCATACGGGCCGGAATCCCGGCTCCAGTGTTTGCAGTAGTGATGGCTGCATCGATGCTGTCTGATCCACTTGAAAAATCCTATTGTAATCACCTCCATTTCCTGTTGCGATGTCGCAACAAACTGTATAAAAAGAACGCCCCTCGATTGAAGGACGTTCCTAAACTTACATTAATTGTCTTTTCATTTTTTCAGCTAACACACTTGTTGCTGCCTTTTTTATGGCTTTACTTTGACCTGTCCTAAGCACTTTTTCCATTTCATCTAAAGCCTCCAAAGGAAGCATTTCCAAAACCTCTCGGAACAAGGGGGCTATATCATCCCCTTTCTTAACCTGGTTTACCGTTTTTGTTGGAACCGGTACTGTTTTCTTCTTCTCTGGCTGCTTTTCTTTAACCCGGAAATAAAAATCAACCAGGTAATCATATACCTGCCATGCCTTGTCTGTATTCAATGACTTAGCGTGGAGCAATGCGCCTTTTTCGGTCCAAAGGTAGAGGTGGGATGTCCTATTCGCAACCAGGTGAACATTATTCACCTGGTTCTTGAAGGCTCTCAGCTCACTACCTGTAAGCGCTATGTAATGCTTTCCCTCAACAAAATGTTCTCTATTATTAGAGAAGTTCTTTTTTATCACACAAGGGGTAGTTCCATATTCTTCAGCAATTTGCTTGCTGGTTAAAACTCTAATGTCTTTTACTTCTACTGTCTGCGGTAACTGCATAATAAAACTCCTTTCAAATTTTGGTTCTTGAAAGAAGTCTCCTGCTGCATTATAATATTTACAGAAGGAAACTTCTGATGTGAAATAGAAGTTGCAAACTTTGGTCGGGGCGCAACTTCTATTTTTCTTTTATTTCTGCCTTTATGAGTTCTATCCCCTTCAAAATCGCATCTGTTCTGGAAACACCCAAAATATCTGCACACTCTTGAATATCCTTTGCTTCCTGTTCTGTAAGGCGAATATTCAAATTGACTTTTCTGGGATTTTCTTTCGGCGGTCTTCCTGTTCTTGGGCTCATTTTCTCACCTCACTTTCTGCCCTTGCACTAAATATATTATAGCGCGTGCAAAAAGTCAAGTATCTTTTATAAAAATACCACCGGCCAATTTCTGACTGGTGGTACTAATCTATTATTTTGACTTCTTTAATTTCATGCTCCATCACTTCTGTTTCCCACGGAAGTTCTTTTCCATCCTTTAACGGTCTGTGCAGAGTAATACTTGCCTCTTCTGGATCATTATCGTATGCCGAAGAAAATTCCGTACACATTCCAACCAATTCTGATCCGTCATTTAAATAAATCTGCACCTTTTTCCTTTGAACCTGATACATTTCAAGCTCCTTGCCTACCAACATAGCTTACTCCTTTCTCGGCACTATATGGACACCATTTTTCGAATAATGAATCGAAAATCTTGAAGTTTCTATGGTTTCTCCCGTATTTGCATCCACGACAACGCCAATTATATGGTCCGCCGATACAAATTCTTTATTCGTCCAATGTCCCTTACTGTCACGTTTTATTTGACCTGTTCCGGCATATTGATCAACTAATCGCTGTGCTTCTGCCGCAGATACCTTCAAGTAACTACGGCCATCTTTGTAATTTTTGTGTCCGAGGATATGCTTACCCTGTTTTCCTTCTTCTATCGTTTTATTGACTTCAGGAGAACGTATCTTCTTTTTCAGTTTATCATCCTGATACAGGATATGGATCTTATCCCATTTCTCAGCATTATTATACTTCAATTCCCTGAACTTCGCAAAGTCTTTCGGCACATCATTCCCCAGAATGGCTCGATACTCTTTATGCTGCTTCATATCCCGTAAAAGCTGCTGCCGGTTCTTCTCTTTTTCCCGGTATGCTGAGATCTGCTTCTTCGTCCGGGGATCCCGGCTCAGAGGATTCTTTTCGATGCTTGAAAAGTCCTTGTCCTTCTGGATCCGCTCCGCGCTTTTGCCGATCGTGGTGTACTTGACTAGGCTGTGCAGGCAGTTCGGATGGATGTTCAAGTAGGTATTCGACAGATCATTACTCCCATACGGATCGACCTTCCCAAACGCTACCGTTAACGGCGGATAATCCGGATTGGTGCCGCTCTTCGAATACACACGCCCTTCTAACGGCGCACACACCGGACAGGTCGTCCCGACTTTCGTGATCTGCCAGAGATCATACTCGTCGAATGTCAGGAGTGCTGCCACTTCCGCCTGTCTGGCCGTCGTCCGGACCGCCATGTTTCCGTAGGCCTGCATGCTCCATTTCCGTCCAGCTTTGTCCGTAAAACCTGTAATTCCGTTTGTCTCCAACTCCTTTACAAGGTCCTGGCTGCTCTTGATCCACGGCTTTCCTGCCGCCTCCTGCCGGAGGATCTGTTCCAGCGCCAGTTTCCGGTACGGATCATTCTCCAGCCTTGCGATCGTAAAAACTGTTTCCACGCTTTTCTTGGCAGTACCGGCCATTTCAACGATCTGGCCCTGCAGGTTATTACTCAGCTGTTCCATGATAGCCAGCTGCGTTACAGATCTTGGACTTGCCAGGCTGCGCGCATTGGAATATCCTGCAGCATCCTTATCAGAGTGATAGAAGATCTTTTCAATCATAACTGGAACATAGCTCCAGGAAGCATCTACCATGTTCTGTAGGATGCCCTGCACTCTTTCAAGTGCTGCAACCTCTGCATATTCCACCTGCTCCCTGTTACGTTTCTTTTTTATTTCCTGTATCAGCTCTTTTTCTGTACGAAGAAATAAACGCCGCAAAAATGCCGTGATATCAGAAGTTGCCGGTGGTCGTATCTTCATCGTCATTACTTATCCCGTCCTCTCCGGAACTATCCGGGAAAGAAAAGCCTGCCAGAGGGTCCTGCATACTGCGGGACTGTGAATACAGCTTTCCTTTTCCTGCTTCCACCGCCTCATCTGTGATCTTACTGTAAAGCCCAGTCTCATCAGCCAGTCCCTGAAGTTCCTGCAGGGCCGTAGCAGCATCAACCAGGTCATTCTGATAAACTGCAAGGATCGCGTTGCTCTTTCTCTCTGTAATATCTGCTATGTCCTTTGCATCCGGTGTTTGCATTGGTGGGAAGTCAATATCCATATCATCCGGTATTTTTCCCCAGGCCGACAAAGCCATGACAGGAAGCAACCGTTCAATGATGCCTCTAAGTTCTGTCTCACGTAGTCCGTCAATGTAATCGTAATAGTTCTGCAGATCCGCATCACCGGTAGCGTTAAGACCGGCCGGTGAACGTCCAAACAGCTTTGTCACGGGTGTTCTGGCTGCTCCCGCCACATCCATCATTACACGGTCATACACATCCGGAAGTCCTGTGAATGTGTACTGCGTGTTGTGGATTGCATCTCCTTTATTGATAAGTCTGGTTCCGAAGTTGCTTTCCATCATGGATTGAGCCGCCATGGTATTCCAGAACCGTCTCTGGATCTCTGTATTAGAAGCACCAAGCAGCTGATCCAGACCGTCTGTTTCCTGATAATTGATATTAGCTCTGAAAGTCAGTGCCGCAATATTTCCAGCAGATCGGAAGAGCACACG